GTTTTCAGTTAATTATCTTAACTCAGATACTGGCCAGTGATCAGGACCATCCACGCGGACGTGTCCGTAATAGCGATTATTTACCATCTTCTTAGCGTAACGAGTCATGATACCCTTTACAGGTGCGAAGTTGAATGGGTTGATGATTGTTGGGGTCAACTGCATTGGCACATATGGTGCGTAGATGTAACCTGTGTCAAGAAGTGACTTACCCTTATGACCAATAATGATTGACCAGTGTGGAGAATATGGGTCACGATAAACCTGATATCTTCCACTCAATGTACCGATTTTCTCGATACCCATGTTGTATTGGTCGCTCTCAGCAGATGCATCAGATACGTGGAAGAACTCAAGGTTGTCAAACAATGCAGAAATCTCAGAAGATACTACAATGAAGGTCATCAGGAGTGATTGCTGCGTCTAACTGTGCAGCATCAACACCGATGTAACCATCGATAGTACCTGCTTGCTGTACAACTGGTTTTGCAAGGTCAAGTTCAAGATAAATCTTACCCTCTGCATCACAAACACCATCGTACTCTACGATACCTTTACCATATTTCTGAGTTACAACACGGAAAGGAACTGCTTCGAACTTTCTGAATGCAGATGTTTGAACATCTGAATCACCAAGTTTTTCAGCTGTGAATTCTTTCATTGTGATAACTTTCAAAGAAGCAAGGAAACCTTCAGTATCCATTTCGTTGCCATCAGGACCGGTCAAACGACCTGCGTTGAATGCTGAGAAGCCATCAACCTCAAGGATTACGTTACGAACGGTTCCGTCAAAACCACTCTTGAAATATTTGTTAAGATTGTCACCTGCGAATGGACGAACACCCATAGGAGTAAGCATTACAGGAACAGCCTCACCAACCTTAATAGTTACCTTACCTTTAGAGTTATCATAAAGGAAGTCGTTGTAGAACAAGTCATAAAGACTCTTCTGGAAGTACTGAGTTACCTCAGGACCAGCCTGACGATAGTTAGTTGCAGGGATTGTTGGGTCAGCCTTAACTGCTGCTGCTAATTCAGCACCGCTTGCATATTCATCTTCACCTGCTTCGATAGCTGGGTTAATTTTAACGAATTTCTTTTCGAGTTCATTAATTGTCTCATCTGGAAGATAGTATCTTGGGTCGATACGTCCACCTTGGTTACGGTTAACTCTGTCATAACCCATAAGACCTTTGTGACGTCCAGTTGTACCATCTACAATGTCTCCAGGTTCTGTGCCACCAGTTGCTGTTTCAGGAAGTTCCCACTCTCTTTCTGAAGTAACAGGGAGGATGAAGAACAACTTACCAACAGGAAGGTTCATAGCCTGAACTGATACGATGTCGTTAGCAAGAAGTTTGCTAAATACACGTCTAATAATTGGGAAAACAACGGTTTCAAAAGAACCACTGTTATCAGAAGCAGTAGCCTCGTAAATCAAGTGCTTTGCCTCATTCTCATACAATGTAGCAACATTCTCTTTGATGTTACCCTCAAGACCTTCAGTAAAGCCAAGAGAATCCCAACGGTTCTGAATGTCCTCACGTATTTTCTTCTGAGCGTTAAGTTCGATATTACCAACTTGTCCGCTTGTTAAAAATTCTCTCATTGTTAAATGAATTATTTAAATAATTTATTTTATTTTTTTAATTTTACTTACAAATTCTATGCATCAAATCAAGTGAATTTAAAATATCATTTGAACGATAGATTTGTGTCTCATTAATTTTGTTCTCATTTACTGCGTACTCTTTGCTTTCATCAATGTTCATCTTTGATTTCTTCTTCAAGTCACGAGAAATGTTTTCAAATAATGTGTTAGAAGCCTCCACAGTATTTGCTTCGTTACCGAATCTTGCGATAATCTCTTTTTTCTCATCATTTGACGTTGTGTTTTCCATTACCAATTTAATGATATTTCCAAGATTAACGTTTGTAACTGCTGCTTCTTCTAGAGTACTCTTAAACTGCATAAGAGCAGATTTAAGTTGCTTGTTCTCTTCGAAAATCTTATTTGCCTTTCTGACAATACCCTCAACTTTAATATTTACGTTTACATCAGATGATGCGTTGTTAGAATATGGGTTATCACCAGTTCCAGTTTCTTGACCATTCTGTGCGGTGTGGAAACTACGTCCTTTACGTCTGCGATTTCCATTGTCACCGTCTGTTCTTGAGGTGCTACCAACATTTGCTGTATGCTCCTGTCTTGTTTTAAGTTCCTGAATTGGTTCTTCAACATTTTCTTCCTCTTCAACAGTTTTACCTTTTTCTGCTGTGAATGGCTGATTTTCGCTCTTATCATTTTTCTTTCCAGACCAAGGTTTCTTAGTGTCTTTTGGAACACCTGCATCCCAGTCATTAACGTTTTTACCCGGCTCTGACATTCCAGGATTTGTCATCACATCTTTATTTTGATAGTTATCAGTATAACCAACGTTAGAATTATACTCATTTAATGCGATTTCAAAAATTCTTGATTCATTCATATCTTCATCTTCTTGATTTTCAAATTCATCTTCGTCATCGAAGCCGTCTTCTGAGCCGAAGCCATCATCTTCAGTGCCAAAATCATCAGCAGCCTCTGCATCAATAGCATTAGCACCTGTTTCATCGTTGCCCAAGTCGATAAGATATTCAGCGCCAGTTTCATTATCTTTGATGTTTACTTTGTCATCACTCTTTGTGACAACAACTTGGTCATCATCTTTTAAAAGTTTGTAAACCTTTACGATTTCATCGTCTTCCGCATTTGAGAAGTCATACTCGTCATCTGAAACCTTGTATTTATC